ACAAAATACACAGAAAGAACACTGGTTTTAATTAAAGAAATAAATGAAAAATATCCAGTTGGTTGTGTTTTACAAGCCAATTTGAAAAGAAGTTTAATCGATGCAAGGGATCTTAAAAATATACATGTGCGAGTATGTAAAGGATCATATAGAGAAAATAAGAATGTGGCTTTTAGAGGGACGAATATACTTACAAATTTTGCAAGAGTAGTTGAAAAATTAATAAAAAACAATTGCCAAGTTGCGGTAGCTACGCACGATTTAAGATTAGCTAAAAGATGGTTTGGTCAAGATGTAGACTATCAATTTTTATTTGGAGTAAAGCATGTGCGACCATTTATAAATGAAGTCAAATACAAACACAAAACATCAATTTATGTTCCTTTTGGGGATAGCTGGTATGCGTACTCATTAAGAAGATTTAAAGAAAATCCATTATTGGCAATAACAGTTTTAAAAAACTTATTTAGATTTTAATAGTAAGACACTTGCAAGCACCGCCTGCAAGAATGAATTGATCCATATCTACATCAAATACAATCATCCCTAAATCTTCAAGTATCTTTCTAGTTTCGTTACAACCTGATGGGATTATAACTTGGTTATCTATCACAACGGCATTGCAAGCAAATTTCTTTGCATCTTTTTTGGGAACCTCATGCAGTTCAATTTCTTTGGACATTGCTTCTAAAGAAATTGAACTGAAAGCTTTGGGATAAACAATTGCATGGCCATTTCCCAAAGGACAAAAACAAGTATCCAAATGATAGAAGTAATCATCAACTAAGTGGCAGAAAACTAAGTTGTCTATTTCCAAAACCTTACATATCGTGCCATAAGCCTCTTTGTCAGTTCTTATGCCATAACCCGCAAAAAGAGTTTCCCCTTCAAACAAAGCATCCCCTGCCCCCTCACAGCTAATCTCTGGGTGTACTTCGTAGACTTGATACCCTTCATTTTTAAACCACCTTTTAAAGTGCTCTTTTTCACCTTGTCTCTCTTTATGTCGAAAATTAGAAGGTAAAAAAGTATCCCCCTTTAATATGCCTGCATTTGCTGTAAACACCATGTCGGGAAGAATGGAAGAAGGGCTTAAATGATGTATCTTGGCCTTACATTTAGAAATGACTGCTTTAAGTTTGTCCCATTGGCGATTTGCTTTAGCCAAACTAGGTGGTTTTTCAACATCCATCCATGGGTTTATCTCATAAGAAACCCCATAAAAAGTTGGTTTGCATAGGAGAAATTTTGTCATATTATTTTATCTATTAATTCAGATACTGTTTGCTTTCCCTTGTCGAGTATTTCAATAATATCATTATATTTATTCAGGTCATCATCCTTGATATCAGTTAAAATGCCTAAATTCTTAATCTTTCTTTTAGTATCAGTATCAATATTATTTACATGAAAATTAAGTCTATCCTTTTCCGAATCACCTAAAAAGTCCAATAATCCAAGAATGGTGTCTTTTACCACCTTTTTATCTTCCAGCCACAATTTATTTTCTAACCAAGATTCGAATGATTTCATAAAATATATACGATCCAAACAATAAATAATGTTATGAGATATAAAGACTTTATGGAATGGAAAGACATATTCGGGTTTGAATCTAAGCCAAAAGTTCAACAAAAAGAACCTAAAGCAAAGACTCCAACTCGCAAGTTTGATGTTGAAGGTATGTGTCAATACCTGTCCGAACAGAAACTAGGGGAAAAAGTTCCTTCTTTGAAATTTGTAGATGTCGTGCAATGGGGGGAAGGCGAAGGATCTATAAAAATAAGATTAGGCACAGGAATCAATGTGTTTATTGAACGTTTATCCCATGACCTGCAAGGTTCTCCACATTGGTTAGCAAAAAAAGTATATCAAATAAACAGAGAAGGCTACGGGGGTTTTGAAACTTATGTTGCTAAAGAACTCATGTCAGAAGTGCTAAAAATTAATGAGAAAAAATTAGATGCTCCTAATAACAAATGGGAGAATATGGAAAAACTCATTGTCGATATGGCAAATAGACTAAGGTCGGTAGCAAGATCAATATTTATCTTCGAAGGGGTTCATAAACTAAAAGACAACCATTATGTGATTTGTTTTTCAGTTAGAGGTCATGGAGTAGAAGCACCAGACCACAAAAGGGTGATACAAAATCAAACTGACGTAGTGTTTGAAGAAGATTCTGGGCTACTTAAAATTGTCAATACAAATATTGAAGTAGGAGTAGGATCGGGGAACCAGTGGGAGATCATGCCCGCAGATAGCATCACAAGATTTGCCCCAACTCAAAGCAATGACGAAATAATAGAGACTATAGCAACAGTTTTGAAATATTATTGAGAATCGAAATGAACTTTTTCCAATTAAATGAAATGATGAATGAAGACTCTTGCTGGGTTTGCAAAAACAAACTCAGTCACGGGAAGTTCGTTGTCAACATTTTCAGTTTGCACGACGATGGACTGAAACCTTTGGAGATTGCACAAAAATTAAGCATCAGCAAACAACATGTATATGAAATTCTCAATCAGAATGGCCATCGTCAAAAATCATTGAAAAGAAGCAAAGCAATGAAAGAAATGCATGCTTCCAAAAAAAAAAGTAAATTAGTGGCAAGCTGTTGTGGGAAACCTCTCGGAGATGACATTAAAACATGTTGTCCAGGATGTCCCGGAGGAATGACGCTTATGCCAAAAATTGATTATATAAAAATTAAAATTCGTAACTAAACAAAGACCTGTACTCTTCATCTACAGTCCCCGTAATGCCCCCAGAGTAAAACGGGATGTTAAAGTTGACCTTAGATTCGTCTTTGAAGTATTTCTTCATCAGAGGAGATAACACGGCATAATACGGACTTACTTTCCCCTGTATCAGCCATCGTGTCATTGTGCGATTTTCAATTGCTTCAATGACATCTTCCTTTTTAAGGTCATTTTCAAATATTCTCAATAAGAAGTTTTTTGTTTTCTCTAATTCTCTTATTGTGTGCGAATCTTTATGAGATTTTATGCCCGCCTCTTTAGTGTTTGAAGCTAGTGCTTTTTTATCGTATCTCTTTTTCCAAACCAACCATCTTTTCCATGCTTTTTCTCCAACAATTGCATTTGGAGTTATCATCGCATTGACTTGACCGTCTGTAATTGTCTTTAAAACATCAAGCTGGGCTTTTATATAAAGTTTATACTCATCGTCATCTAAAAGTCCTTTAGTTTCTTTAATGAGCTTATAGCAATAACGAAATAATGCTGATTTCCTTGGATCGCCTTTTTTAACCCGCATATGATTATAGTCAGGAAAAATTTCTTTAGAAAGTTTCATCCATAGAATTCCAATTTTAACTGCTTTAGCCTCAATTGGAGTCATGTTGTGTTCTACAATTGCATCCAAACGCCACATATATCACTCCTTTAACTTACCTTTAACTTATCTATTTCTTTTTCCAACCTTCTAACAAAATTCTCAAGGCATTTCCACCTAAAAACTTTTCAACAACATCGTCACTATAGTCTAAACCCTTTAAATAACAAGTTAATCTGGGCAATTCAGACATATCAACTATTTCATCTGGAGGGTCAGTAAAACCGTCTAAATCTGTTCCAAGAGCAGGTGTTTCTGACCCGCAAACATTTATGATGTGATTTAGCGTCTGTTCTATGTATTTTAAACCCAAACCACTGTCCACAGGGGAAGTCCAATAATTCATAAATATTATTCCTGCCACGCAACCATGATCGGCAAGCCATTTGAATTCCCAATCTTGGATATTATAAGTAACTCTGTTTATTTCAAAACATCCTACATGTGTAGCGATAAGACAATTTTCACAATTATTAGAATCGACTATGTCATATATTTGTTTTCTTGCTGCCAATGTGCAATGGGAAATATCTATTAACATCCCTAGCTCAAGCATTTTTTCTACTACTTTAATTCCAATGGGAGTTAAACCCTTGGTTTCATCCCATTTCCCTAATATTTTTCTCCATTTTAGATGCTTGGCACCATATTCTGGGTATGGGAAAACTGGGTTGGCACATTGATTAGGATAAAAATGTGCCAGAGTTAGATAAGCAACGCCTCTATTAAAGAAATGTTCTAAATTAGATAATATTTCCGTTTCAACTTCGGGAGAATCATTCCAACCATTAGTGCCGGGTATCTTTCCAGCAAGTGAATCTTGCAAACTATGTGCTCCTTCGATGGAATGAACCACACACATATCACCACTGTTAATCCCTTCTTGCAGTTTATCGCTAGAGGTCACAAGTCTTGCTAAACGTGTTTTTTGTAGGTCGTTCTCATCTACTCCTGAAAAATCCTCCCACTTTATTTGGATTGCTTTAGTTTTTTTATTATATTGGTCAATTTGTTTCTTCATCTCATCTAGCATAATGTTTGTGGCATCAAAGTAAGTGGGATCGACTACTTTTTTACGAGCACCAGGGGCTATTTTAAATAACCATTTAATTAAAGATATATCGTCTATCCAACCTTGTTCTAAGACATACGCTGTAGATAAAAGCACATCCATGCCTCCCGCTTCCATCTTTGGGAAAGTGACTCTTCCGCTAAAGGGCCAAAATTTTTCCTTAAAAAATCGTTGAAGGAATTTACCTGTCGTGGAACTTAAATTTCTATGAAATACAGTTGATTTAAGGGCAGGATGAGTATGGAGATCGACAACTGTTGTCTTATGATGTAAGTCGTTCCAGTCAGACATAATAGGCCTCGCATTTTAAAATAAATTATTTGACTAGACATGTTTTAAATTATTTTATAATATTGTCAATGTAACTTTGGAGAACCAAACTAAACTAAGGCTGGACTAATAAAAAACAAAACCCACTGCGTTATCGCTCTAAACAAGGAATACTAACACACAACCAACAGCCGTCCTTACGATGACGGCAGGGAAAGAACTTTGGCCTGTACCCGCTAAATGCCTTTCTTGTTAAAAACTCTAGGTGGCCGGTTATCAACCGGAACCAGACAGGGCTTTCAACTGGCCCTGATCCCTCCGCCGACCGAGAATAAGAGTCCGCTATAGTCTGAGATTAAGCCGAAACGGGTCAACATTAATTTGTTGTGAATTTTGTCTTCTGAAGTAATGAGTACGAAGACTAAAGGCTATAGTTAGAAGTTCTCAATAGGTGCACTGAATTAGTATATTTAAGTTTTTTGATTGTTGATCAATATTATTGAAGGAAAGTTTATGTTGAATAACTTATTGAATGAAAGAATGAAGAGTAATGATCTTTGTTCTTCTTATTCTTGTTATTCAATAGTAAAAGATAATTATCTTATCTTTTCTTCTTCTAACAGTGTTATATCTCTTACTGTTTAAGATATTCTCTTACTGTTTAGTTAATATTGATTAAATGAAATAATCATTTAACCCATGGGGCGTTGTGTGCGCTGAAAAAATAGGATTAAATAGTTGCAAAGTCTTTTGTTCTGATCTACAATCTTGATGTAATACTTGTTTTTATATTTGATGGTCTATGGACATAGAAAAATTATCTAAGATATCTCAAGACAAGGAAGCCTTGTTCTTGTTCTCCCCTAGCTATCTGGATTTCACCAGCAAGGGGGGTGTTGTTTTTTATGTTATTGGGAAATCTGATTATGTTGAAATCAAAGTTGATAAGAAAAATGCATTTACGGTTTTTTCCTACCTGAAGCAGTCCATTTTCAAACCGGAAAAACTTGTTTATTGCTGGGGGATAAAGAGCTTTTTTAGTTATGTTTTAGCTATTTCTGGCAAGGCATTTAGTACGGAAGCAGTCATTCTCGATTTGAAGGTTTTAGAGTCTTTTTTGGATTGTAAAGGCCAAGTTCCCAAAGGCATGGCAGAATGCAAGACAAGAATCCGATTTATGATGGGTAATAAATCGTGGCAAAATCTTCAGGAAGTCTATAAAAAAATACATTTGCCATTAATAAATAAAACACTGCCTGGGATAGAGACTGTTGGCCTTATCAACAAAGAACTTCGCAGAGAAGTTTTTCCCACCTACCAAATTGAAGGCCAATTGAACGGACGATTACTTTGTTCGAAAGTTCTAGAAGACAGTTTCAACCCTCACACCTTGAGCAAGGAAGACAAACTCAATCTTTGCTCACGCCAACCTAATGATCTGTTTTTACATTTTGATTATCGACATATGGAAGTAAGTGTGCTTCAGTGGTTATCTGGAGATGCGGTGCTTGGTGACATGATTAATTCAGGGGAGGATTTGTATAGTTCTATATTTAAAAAGATATTTGGAGTTGAATGCGAAACCAGTAAGCAAAGAAAGCTGTGTAAAAGTTTTTTCTTGCCTGTTGTATATGGTTTGTCCAAGAATGCTTTGTCAAAGAAACTGGGCGTTTCGATAAGCATGGCCGACCACATTTACAATGGTATTTGCCGCCATTTCAAAACTGCAATATCTTGGGTAGAACAACGCCAAACCTGTATAGCGGATGTCTCAATAGATTATTTTGGTCGGAACCGAATTTTTAAAGAGAAAAAATATCGTGCTAGAAACTTTGCCATCCAAGCGCCTGCATCTTTAGTTTGCCTTGATAAACTTATAAAGCTTTATGATTTGTTAGAATCGTCCGATGCGGAAGTTGTCTTTCATGTACATGATGCTTTTGTTATATTGGCACGACCATTAGGCGTCACCAGTCTGTGTAAGGATATTAAAATTCTTTTAGAGGAGAATTGTGAAATGTATGATGGATTAAAATTGACGACTGAATGTCGAGTTGGCAATCGACTTGTAGAGTTAAATAATTTAAAAATTTAGAGAGGAGACATATGAAGTCCATATTTGAAAGTTTTCCTGTTACGGAGACCGAATATAGTGAATTAGATGAGAAATTTGGAAACTTGGCGCATTATGCGGCATGGCAGCTTGTAAAAAAAAACCTAAATAACAACTACACGGATGATGTTGATGATATTTCTCAAGAGTTAAGATTGTCTATGGTACGAGCCGGATCATATTACAAGAGACAAGTTTATATTGAATCTTGTTTAAGGTGCGCAAAAGATTATGTTAAAGACGGGTTTGTTTCTACCGTTGTTGAGGAATTACAGTATTTGTGGGATAATCGTACTCGCCACGGCGCAAACCGTCAAAAGTTTGGCCCTTTCCAAGAAATATTGTTAGACAAAATTGTTAAAGAGGTTGTCCCACTTAATGTAAGGCCTTCTAAAACACAGAAACTTAAGATCGATACTAAGTTTTCAACTTATTGCAAAGCAATTGCTTGGAATACTCAAAAGTCAATGGGCAAGAAAATAACTAAAGAAAAGGCAATTAGATCGGGGCAGGTGAGTTTATCTGAGTTCAGTTATTTGGGTGCCGGGGAGACACTTTAGATGAAATTAAGCGATAGTGACCAAGCTGTGCTTGAATCTTTGATTGACCCTGATGGTCCGGGGGAAGCGAAGTATCGATGGGATGATGATTATCAAAAAAACATTCTTGGAATGCTTTTGGTTGATCGTTACTTTTTAGTACAGAGTGTAGATTTAGTTGATCCATCTTATTTCGTCAATGATGCGCATTCAGTTGTTGCCAAGATTTTATTTTCATATTTTAAAAAATACAAATCGCCGCCTTCTAAATCTGTTTTGATTCAGGAAATAAAAGACAAAGTTTCAGACCGAAACGAAGATGTTGAACTTCGTTATCTGGGGGAATTAGATGCTCTTTATGAATATTATGTTCCTGGTTTAGACGCTAAAGAGTATTTGCTTGATAAGATTGTTAACTTTGCAAAGATGCAAGGTCTTCGCAAAGCCTTTAATGAATCCATTCAGGAGATTAAAAGAAACCCAGAGAAAGAGGAAACATGGACCAAGGTGTATGGAATACTTCGTGATTCCATGAACATTGATCGTGATTTCAATATTGGTTTAGAGTATTTTGAAGACCCTGTTTCTCGTTATGAAAAAATGGGTGAGGAGCAAAAGTCTGTAGAAAGATTTACTTCTGGATTCCCTTCTATTGATAACGAGATTACAGGCGGGGGAATTTGTCGTGGTGAACTTGGATCTTGGATGGGAATTTCAGGATCTGGTAAATCTTTAGCTCTTGTGGCTGGTGCTGTAGAAAACATCAACAAGGGCAAAAAGGTGCTTTATGTGTCTCTAGAAATGGATGAGGATCGGATTGCCCAGAGATTTGATGCCCAATTTACTGGGCAACCTATTCAAGATCTTTATGAAAATCGGGATATTGTTATAGCGAGCCTAGAGAGCCATTTGAAAGATTTTGAGTGGTATGATGAGTCGGCCAACAACAATCTTTTAGTTATTAAGCAATTTCCTGCTGGTGGTGCTGATGTTAATACGTTGCGAGCCTATTTTTCTCAATGTGTTATGAATGGATTTCGACCTGATATGATTATTGTCGATTATGTTGGCGAAATGAAAGACGTAGCTGGGTTGCCTACTCATGAATCTAGGTATCGGCTTGTTCGTGATTTAAGAGGATTTGCGACCGAAGAGAGTATTTGTATTTTAACAGCAATGCAACCGGGTAGGGCGGCAAGGGAAGCGCAGCAAAATGGCGGGTTTATCGATGATGATATGATTGCCGACTCTCAAGCACAAGTTCGCCCTCTTGATTGCCTTTGGTCTTTGAATCAAAGTCATCAAGAAAAGAAACAGGGTGTTGGTCGTGTGTTTGTCGTTAAGCATCGTAATGGGAAAAGTAGATATCATTTTTATGTCGAGTATGACCCGCAGACATTAAAGATGAGTGAGATTGATAGTTCTGTATATCATGCTAAGATGAATGAATACAAAGAAGAAAACATGGACGACGTTAAACTTGACAAAACTCTTGCTGCCACCTTTAATGACGATGGCAGCGTTTCAAATGACGCCCTGAATGGGCTTCCAGATTAAGGATGTTATAATGGCCGAATCAAACTATAAAAAACAAGTGATTAAATTGGGTTCAATGGAAGTTATTATTGATCCTGAAAATATGAAATTTAATGAATCAAATTTAAGCATATACCTAGAACGTGAAGGTTCGTGGTATGACTATTTTGGGCAACGACTTGCTGATGCCGAAGCGTTTTTGGCAAGGCATGATTTAGAGTATGATGTTAAATATGCTGAAAAATTCAAACATTACAAAGAACAGGGTTCAAGCGATAAATTAGCTGAGGCTTATTCAAAAAGCGAACCTGAAGTAGAAGAAGCTAAAAAAAGATCAATTGCTTCTAAACATAAAGTAAGATTGCTTCAACAGCATTTAAGGGCGTGGGATAAAAACCATGATAATGCTCAAAGTCGAGGGCATATGATTCGCAAGGAAATGGACAAGCTTAATATCGACATTTATAAAAGCAAACAGCTTGATGAAGATATTGATAGCAAAGTGAGTGCGATAATTAAGGAAGCAGACGTTTAATCCGATTTGGAAGGAAACAAAAAGGGCAAAGTCAATGAATGACGTAGATTTCGGTTTGTTTGTTAAGAAAGCTGATCTTGAGCTTTATCAAATCCCAAGACCAGGGAATTACTCTGGAAGAGGCAGAAGGCATTCTAATTTAGAAAGGTATATTACAGATAGGGTTGAAGTGTTAAGAGAACTCTATGAGAAGCATGAACCTGAACTTAAGAGGATTTTGACATATAAACACCCAAGTGATGGGAGATGTAATAATTATGGCTTGTTCCCAGTGAATGAGGATGAAATCAATTCCCCCTTTGATTTGCCCAATCTGGAAGAATATATGCCAAATAAAGAAGATTATGTTTGAGTTTGTAACAACTCACTGGTCGTCTGGGGCACATTTATAGTCTCGTTCAATATAGTTTCGTTCAATTGTTTGAAGCCATTGGAGTTGTATGAACTCTATAAACAATGATTCATCCATTTCAAACTCGACCTCACCGTTTTCATCTATAGTGACTGATATATTTTCGTTTTCAGATGCTAGTTTTTGTAACGCCAGTATAAAGTCGGACATTATTCTCTCCTTTTATAGATCAGAGTCAGGAGAAATTTGTCCGCTGGGTAATGGTTTTACGATATTGCTTGGGCGGTTCATTCCTGAACGTGCTTGTGCGGCATTTGCTTGTCCGCTTTTTGACAATTCAACTGTAGTATGCCAAAGTCCGTCATCTCCTTTTTTTGTGCCCTGTTCAGCGCCAGGAGGTATCTGATCTGTGTTTAGATGTTTAGCAAGCATGTCAAAAGCTTTGGCTTGACTGTATTTCATGTTTTTATGGGAGAAGCGGACTGTGATAGTGTTCCCTTTAACCGTGACTCCATCTTCAGCTTGTTGTTCTTGAGATTGAGATTGAGTTTGTGGTTGTTTTGATGGGGCATCTGAATCGCCTTGTGGCATTACTCCAAGTGCTGCGGCTCCTAAGACTCCTGCTAAAGCGGCTCCTTTGCCCCACTTTTTAGCTTTTTCCCACGCACCAGCTTCTAGTAGTGATTCTAGATCTAGCGTTTGTGGATCGTAACCTTGAGATTCCAACCATTGGGAAAATTCTTTAATTTCTTGTTCTTTATGATATTCTAAAAATGTTTTCATGATTTTCCCGTTATTTCTTTATTCCTTTTCTTGACCTTGAGCTTTCTTTTTTTTTGTAAATCTATTGTAGTTGGCTCAGGATAAAATTGTTGAACATCTGGTGTCAGAGGTGTTGGGAAAGGGATGCCTGCGTTATGTGCTTGTCTTCGAGCCGCTTCTTCTGGTGGCATATAACTTCCGCTGCCCGTGTTTATAAGGGCTTGGTCATAGTGTGCACCACCTCCGGTGTCGCCTATGTTTGATCCGGCTTCTAGGTATTGTTTGAAATTTAGTAATTCCACTTTTGCCCTCGTTCAGATTTTCTTTGTGACCGCTGTTTTTTCTTTCCAATTCTTTTTTCAACTGAGCTAGTGGTTGGGGCGGTTGTTCGTCTTTCTACTGGTTCTTTTAATGCTTCTTCAATTGCCCTTTTTAGTTTATTGATGCATGCTTCTTTATTTTGTCCTTGGCTTCTTTGTTCTTGGCAATCGGCACGGAAGTGTCCTTTATTGCTTGTTTTGTTGGCTGATAAAAATCGGCTTAGTGCTTCTTGGTTATCCGCCCAGATAACGCTACTTTTGACGTGCCAAGATAGAACCGCTTTTGAGGCCGTCTTATTTACTTTTTGCCCACCGGGTCCACTGCTTCGCACGAATGAAAAGTTTAATTCGCCCTCAGGCAAATTTATATCTTCAAGTGCGTTTTCGCTAATTAACAGATATTCTTTGAAGTCCATCTTCTTGTCCTTTTAGTTCAGGATGTTTGTCCTGAATTCTTTTTATATTTTGTTTGGCCCAGTTCATGAATTCTCTTTCGGCTCTTTGGGGGCCTACTTCGCTGGTCTGACCAGTTTCTTCTCGTTCCATTTCATGTGTGCATTCGTGAACTATGGTTGATGCTATTTGCAGAACAGCATCTAAATCGGTTTTTGACTCTTTAACTATTCGGCTTATGTTGACGTGAATAGTGTCGCTTTCTTTAATTTGTTTTTCATCTATCTCAGGGAACTGTTGTTTGATAACAGACTTAGGAAGTAAGTCGATGGTCTTTGGATCTATATGTTTTTGATCAAAAATAAATTTAGCATTTGTAGGGAGAACTTTTTTATTTTCACCTGAGTTGTAAAGGCCATAAGCTCCGCTGGCTAAATTTGCAATTGTAGATACATTATTTAATAATTCTGGTTTATATTCACGTACCAATTCTACAGATATATGGGCTTTATCGTATAATCGATCTATTTCAGCCTCATCTACTTCTGTATCTTGTTTGCCAAACCAGTTTTTAAATTCCATGATAATCCTTAATTTACATTTAAATTATTTATGGTTGTCATTACAATATATAGTGTAGATTTAGGTCGCATTACGTGCCTAAGTAATATCTCGTGCCGTGCGGCGGATCTTTTTTAGAGAATTGGTGATGCTTGATGAACAAGGATTCCCTGAGCCAACTCTCAAGAATGGCATATTAGAGTTGAAATGGACATATAAACCTGTTAAGGTTGTCCTGAAATTAAGAAACATCTATTAAACGATTGATTGGTTAACCTCAATAATCGTTTATTGGGTTTATAATAGAGGCTGTGTTGGAGAAATCCGGCGCAGCCTCACTTTTATAATGGTATGGACAAAGTGGATTTAAATAAGTTAGAAGAGAATGTCAATTCTGATCTCAAGAAACAGTTGATTAGTTCTAGAGTGTTGATGAATAGTTTTCGATTTATCGATGAGTCCTCTAGAAAAACCCCAGCGTATAGCGATCCTTTATTTGTTCCGTTTTATTATTATTTAGGGAAATATATTAAGCCAAAGACAGTCGTAGAGATGGGGTTTAGGTTAGGGTTGTTTAGTGGGTCATTTTTTAAATCTTGTTCTACCGTTGATTATTTTTTTGCTTTTCAAAATAAACCTGAGACATTTTATTCGCCTCGTTTGGCTAGAGCTAATGTAAAACAGAGTTATAAGGGTTTGATTGATTTTTATGTAGGAACAGTGTTGGACAATGTTTTTGTTGATAAACTTTCTTGTAAAAGTTGGGATTTAGTTATAATCAATGAGGAAGAAAACTATGATACTCACAGAACTTATCTTGATTATATTTGGCCAAACATTTCTCATGAGGGTTTAGTAGTTGTGGATTATGTAAACTCGCATAAGCCAGCAAGAGACGCTTTGGTGGATTTTTGCAAAGGCAATAATAGAGATCCTATTTTTTTTAAAACACGCTATGGTGTTGGGATGGTTAAGAAGTAAATTATGGGTTACGAAGTAAAATATCATTATCACGATAAAACTGAGTCAGGCTATGACACTGATGATGTCAAGATTTTTACAAAACGAGTTGGAAAATCTTTTGAGGATACATCTTTGGGTGCTGTTGCCTCGGCCATTATAAGACAACTGGCCAGAAGGGATATTTGGGTCGTTAATGTTGAAATTGTAGAATTTGTTAAAAAGGAAATTAGTTTTAGAGAGTCTAAAGGCGGCATTGTCATAAAGAATAAAAAATTTAATTTTGATTCTATTTCTCAATCCATTGTTGAAGATGAGGATGTTGAGGATGTTGACGATGTTGAGGATGTTGACGATGTTGACGAAGGCACAGTTGATACACCGGCAGTTCCTTTGCCGGTAAAGCCCCCAGTAGTAGAGAGTTTGGGCCGTCCATTGAGGAAGGAGTCTTTTAATCCTGAAATTCCTGGTTTAGCACAGGAGTGTCAGCGACGTGGTTATGCCTTTACTCTTGGGAAACTTTATGATATTTATAAAGAAACCCCAGATTTTAGAGGCTTAATGCACGGAATGGTTTATACGGTATTAGATGATAATGGGAAGAAGAGAGAGATGAATGACAAGCATTTCGCATCTGATGCGGTCTTAAAAGGTTTTGAAAATCCTGCCACACCAAGGTCTGCTGGTGGCACGGGGCTTAATTGGCAGGGCACAGTTTCTTCAGATATGCCTGATTTAAGGGGTTAACTTAATGGTAAAAAAACAGAAAAATAAAAAGCAAATTGCAAAAGATATAAAAAGAAAAGAAAAAGCAAAAAAACGTGTTCTTTCACGTCGGAAGGTAATTCGGGCAGACGCTAAAGAGAAAAAAGAAATCGAGTACATTGAATGGAAATATCGTGAAAGGCAAACTCCTTTAAGGAAAGCACACGTAGAGTCGGAGAATGTTTTGGAAGGTTCAAATGGAGTAGATAAAATGGTAGAAAATGCAAATTCTTCGGCGGAGACTGCTGAAGAAAGAGATGAAAAAATCGTAGATAAATTAAAACATAATTTAGAAGTCCTCAATGCTCTTCAAGATCAGTATTTTGCTGAAGAATCTGGTCGTGAAGAACTTAATCAGGAATTTTTAGATGCGGGGGTGGTAACTGCGGCTGAAAAGATGGAGTATCTTAAGGAGAAATGTAAAAAAGAATATGACGAGAAATCTTTAACAGATCCAACTAATTATCCTCCAATGCTGAGTGACAATATAAAGCCGGTAAAGGCAAAGATGGAAGCGGGTGCGGATGGTATCGGCAGAGTTGTGGATGTTACATATGAAAAGATTGATAACGAAAAGTCTACAAAAAAAGAACTTAAAGGAGGTGACTAAAAACCTAGTTCTTTGAACTTGACTTGAAAGAAAACTATAATTAAACTGAATGACAAGAACGAAAACAATTTCTTAACTTTTTAAAAACGAGGTAACAAACGTGAGTAACTATGAAAAACTAAATATTGGTGACATTAATCAGGAATCGAGTCGGCTATCCGACTCAGGGCAAAATAGTAATAATTTTTTAAACAATTTTGTTCGCATGCCTGAAGGAAATGGCGCTGTCACCTTGAGATTTCTACCGCCTTCTAAGGGGTCTAGTTTTTATTGTGCGACTAGAACACATAGAATGAATGGTCGTAACGTACATTGTCCGAGAGAACTTGAAGGCGCCAGATGGCTCGGCCAGTGTTCGGTTTGTGAATATTATAATTGGTTGTGGAGAGAGTCGGAGAAGGATGGCGTTAGTGCTGATGAAGCAGACGCTTTTCAAACTAAGGCTCGTTCTATTAAGCCGATTGAGAGATATTACTATAACGTCATAGTACGTTCTCAAATTGGTGCTAATGGAGAAACTGAGGAAAATGTTGGTCCTAAGATTTTTTCATGTGGCAAGACTGTTCACAAAATGATCATTCGTGCTATTGTGGGTGATGAGGAACTTGGCGAGTCTCCGTTGGGTGACATTAGTGACTTGGTGGAAGGTCGTGATTTTAAATTAATTAAGAGAATGAGAAAATCAGGATCTCAATCTTATCCTAATTATAACGAATCCAAGTTCCTTGAACCTTCCCCTCTTGGCACTAAAGATAGTGCGAAAGAATGGCTTTCGGGACTTCATGACCTTTCTTCTCTTCGAAGCTTAAAGACAGAAGAGGAGCTTAAGCATGAACTTAAGATGTTCCTTGGAGTGGCACAGGAGAACGCTTCTGGCGGGTTTGATCCTTCGGAATTTAAACTTGAAGGCGCACCGGCTGTTACTCTTCCCGTGCCTGATTCAATGAAGTCTCAAGAGGTCGCAGGTGCGGCGAGTGGTGAGACCGCACCTTTTGATGTAGAAGAGTCTACCACACCAGAAGAGTCTGCCCCGCCAGCAGAAAAGGTAGAAGCGTCATCTGATGACGGGGATGATGAGGTTTTGGCTGATGACGACTTTCTTAAAGAGTTAAGAAATTTAGGGTAAAAACAAGTTTTTTGACAATCTTGAAAACGCCTGAGTGGTTCTGCTGCTCAGGCGTTTTTATATTGTTTTTATTTTTGGATTAAGATATAATTTGAATGTCTTATTGGTAGGGGAATGAATTACAATGGATAAAGATTATCTTATTTTATCAAGGCAAAATGGACTTTGTCTTGTTGAAAAATTTTGTTGTATATGTCAGCATGATAAAACATATTGGATGTTCATAGATGACGTGGGATTTAATCCAATCAAACCTTGCCCTGATTGCAGTCGTTATATTTCTATCATTGATACTTTAGGCGAGATAATAAATGGCGAAGAAGAATAAAAAAACAACGGCATCCGACGACCCAGTAGCCGATCTGTTCTCGGATCTTGCTGCCGATACGGGGGGCAGCGTCTTAGACGATATAGATAGTATTAAATATTTTGTGGATACTGGGAATCTGGCAGTTAACTTTGTTTGCAGCGGCAGATATATAAATGGCGGAGTTCCGGGCGGTAGACTTACAGAGATATATGGTCCGGCCTCATCAGGCAAATCTCTTATTGCTACTAATGTTATTCGTGGCTGCCAGAAGCTTGGTGGGTTCCCAATATATTTAGATTGTGAAAATACTATAAACAAAGATTTTGTTCAATCGGCTAGTCATGTCGATGTATCTAAAGTTATTAGATACACCCCCCAGACATTGGAGGAGGTGTTTACGAAGGTACACACGGTAATCAAGAAGGTTAGATCGGTTAAAGGCATAGAGGTTCCCATAGTAATTGTATATGACTCTATTAGTGTGTCGCCTAGTGCTAGAGAATACAGAGAGGTTGACCTTCCTGAAGGCTACACAGATGCTGATTGGAAGAGGATTGTTGGTGGCAAGGAACAACCTGGCGAGCGTGCCAAGATTTGCAGTCGGGAGTTTAGAAAGTTGACTCCTATATTGGAAGAACAGAATGCAACTATGGTTGTGATTAATCAGACTCGTGAAAAAATAGGCGTTATGTTTGGTAGCCCTGAAACGACAGGAGGAGGGGGCAATGCGTTGCCTTTTTATGCTTCATGTCGTATTAGAACACAAACTCAAAAGAAAATTGAGAATTCCAAGATCGGGTCTATTGTTGGAATTAATATGAAAATTAAAAATGTGAAAAATAAAACTTTTCGGCCTTTCATGGAAACCGAAAATGTTCAACTTTATTTTGATCGTGGTATAAATCCGCTTTCTGGCCTTTTAAATACTTTGATTATGTCTGAGAGAATTGATGTAAGTGGAAAAGGAAGTTTTACTGTTAAAGAACCTTGGGCCGCTGGCGAGGAGATCAAGTTTAGAAGCAGTATGGCTCGCAATGATGTGCCGGAAGATGTTTTATATCGGTGTCCTTCCTTGATTGATGCGGAGTCTAAAGAACAGGTGAAAGATTACTTGTCGGAGTATCAGTTGGCCATTCACAGAGAAGATGCTAAAGATTTAGAAGAAATAGAATTAAAAAGCGAAGAGGATCTCTAATGTCGGAAGATACATCGGTAAGAAACAGTTGCACGTTGAGTTCGACTAGATACACAGAGTATGAATGGAAGGTTATTCGCTCTAGTGTTTTGGATTTAGAAGAGGAATTAAATAATCTTTCTCTTAATGGTCGGTGGGAAGTTTTTAGCGTAGCTCCAGATGGTCCTGCCTGGTTTGTTATTGTCGCTCGTAGATAAAATGCTTTTTAAATAATATTATATTCTGATTTATCTTTGTTTATTTTATATCCTTCCGCTTCTAATTCTTTCCGTATTTTTCTTATGTGGTTGCATAAGCAGGAATCAGTCAGTTCGTATCCTGAAAATCTTCTTTTAAGTTTTTTTAATGATACAATTTTACTTGCTAAAAATTCTTTCTTTATATATTCATCTAATCTTTCTGAAGTTTTTATAATGTTATTGCGAGGTTTTTTAATTTGAGATATTTTTGTTTCAATTAATTCATAAGTTATTTCTTCATTTAAATGATTCGGATTACAGAAAGCAGCGGCAAGTTCGCTTAGTTCTAGGAGTGTTGCTTTTTTTATTTTTACGACAGACACTTCGAGACTAAATTTTTTAGAAAATTCCAAAAGCAAAGAATAATTGCTTTTCTCAGTTAGGAATTCTCTTTTGTCTTTAGTTTTCAGCAAAAGGCATTGTCTATTTTTAATTTTTTTCATATCACCATTTTATTACATTGTAGTTTTAAATCAAGCTTGATTTAAATTTGTAGGTTTTTAAAATAAATTTATGGATATGAGTGATGATTATTTGGGATTCGATTACAGCAGACGTTTTGGTGTTGAGATTGAATTGAATTCGCTGGACGGACGCAGCAGACCGCTGACAAGGGAGAACCCTGTTGGTTCTGATTATGTCGCTAATTTAATTTCTAGATCTTTAAGCAAAACTGTAGAAATAGCCAAGTGGCATCATACTCATAATAACGAATTCTGGATTGTCAAACCTGATTCGAGTTGTGGCATAGAGGTCTGTTCTCCCGTGTCTAAGGGGTGGAAAGGTCTTAAAGACATATGCCGTGTTGTTGAAGGGTTTTCTAATGATGAGTCAATTGCGGCGGATGAGAGGTGCTCTTTACACGTTCATGTTGAAGTGGCGGACCTGTCAGAGAGCGAGTTGGCCTCGGTTTTGTATTATTGGATCAAATGCGAGCCGGTTTTTTTTGACTCGGTTCCTCACGAGAGAAAGAGCAATCGTTATTGTCAGTTTATAGGTTTGACTGATCTAATTGGACATGATGCGGAAATGTCCCCATCTCTTCTTATTTCTAGGTTAGGAAATGTAAAATATTATTCTTTAAACACCTATCACCTCAAGAAGGGGAAGCGGGAAACTATAGAGTTTAGGATTATAGGAAATTCGGGGTGTCTTGACCCATTTTTGGTTAAAAACTGGGTTAGGCTTATTGTCCATTTTATCAATGTCACCAGCAAAATGGGAATCCCCGGACATTATGCAGAGGGAGATCCATGGTCGTCTTTTTTATGGCTAGATGCAAAAGACGTTTTTAGATTATTGGGATTTTGGGATAGCAACAAGACTCTATCAGAAGGGGTCAAGCAAACTAGGGATTGGTTTTTAGCAAGATTAAAGAAGAATGGTTCTCTATTAGATTGTGATGGGTTTTGGAGTACGCATTCTAGATTTGTTTCTAATTCTCAAGTTTCTGAGATGTTTTTAATACTAGGATTAGGTGAGATTAATAAATTATTATACCCAGTAGGGGGAGATCTTATTTATTCTAAGAAATTTATTTAGCATCTTTTTTTTCATATATAATATGGAGGCATAATGAGAGATAGAAATTTTGATAAAGAAATTATTAACTTAAAACGATTAGGCGAAAGGTTGATAGTTCATAATTACCCTTTAGGAAGTCGTTCTGAAGAAGATGTCTTAAGCCCATTGAAAACATCATCTTTTTGTGTCGATGGATACGATGTTGATATTCACTATAGCAAGGCTGATTATGAAAGTCATTATTTAGAAAGCATTCAAATAATGGGAAGAAACGTTCCGTTTCTTCCGTTCGTTCTTATTTGCAAAATAGCCAGAAGGGTTTTAGGCGACGAAGCTTTATCGTTTATAGAATTTTTTTCGGACTCAAATAAAGTTTATTGTTGGACACGATCAATTGATAAAGTCGGTAATTTATTATACCCACCAGAGGATAAGGAGTGTTCTTACGAAGGTTTTAATTATGCCTGTATCAAACCTAGTGAGGTTAATTTTTATTAAAGGCTATATAATTCCAAATCCAGTTATTATAGGTTTTGGAGGCATATAGTCATGGCAAGTTCAAAAGCACAGAGTGCTAAAATTCAAAGATTACTTATTTCTCAACTTGAAGAACATGGTTCTATAGAGTTGCTTTTGCCTAATCGGGTTGTTCTAGAGATTGGAATTACGCAAGAAGGAAAAAGCGGGACAGTTAAAGCTGATGAATACTGTTGGATCACAGCCTGCCAAAATGAGAGAGAGATCAGTTTGGATTCTTATAATCTGGGCTTGAGGTTCTTAGACTATAATAGTATGCTTCTTGAATCAGATATAATTAATGAAGATGGTGAAAACATTCGTTTGGTAAATGTTGTTTAATTGTTAATAAAGTAAAGGTTGCCTATGGTTTTAATATGACTGAGATCGCCAGAGGCCAATAATTTTAGTTCGCTGGTTCCTATTGCGATTTTGTTTTCTTCTTTTGGAACCTTAAATTCTACCCATATTAAGAATCCGTTGTGTGTTAATTCAAACCTGGAGAGGCTAATTTGTATTCCTATTTTTGGAATTGTTGATTGTTCCACTACAGCTAGTTCTGTGTCACGAACTATTTCTAGGATTTGGGCCATAAGTTTGCTGTAGTTTATGAAGCTGGTCCAATTTGCGATCAGCAATTCTTCAAGTTTTTTGGAGTTTATCATTTAAGTCATTAGTTACGAACGAGGTGAAATCATGACAAGTTCAAATAGTGTATTAAAAGAGTATGTGTCATCTTTATCCTATAAGGAACTGCTTTTTTTAAAAACTAGATTTTCTCAAAGAGTAGGAGGGGATCTTGGAGAAGCTGTTAATTTCGTTTCTAAGAATGAAGAAATGGATAAATGGCTTTCGGTGGCGGAAGGTGCTGAAGATTTTTATCAAATGTTAGAGGTTTTATCTATTGAAGTTGGCATAGGATTGAATAGGCTTAAAAGGCCTCAATCTTCTAGAAGATCCTAATTTGTTATTGTTATTAAAAGCGGTCGTCCCATTTTGTTTTCAAATGAGGGCGTATAATGAGGGTGTATTATGCCAGCGATTATTAAACTTGGAGACCAAAATGAGTTAATTCCAGCTAGCAGTTTCCCTGATTATGCTAATTTTTCTTTTGATGAATTTAATCCTGTTCAATCAAGAGCTTATGAGATTTATAATAGGGATTGTAACGCCATAATAGCCTCTTCAACGTCTTCTGGCAAAACGGCGATAGCGGAGATGTTTCTTAGCAACGAAGTGCGTGAGAGAGGCGGCAAGGGCCTTTATTTGAGTCCTTTGAAGGCATTGGCACAAGAAAAGATTGATGATTGGTCGTCTGATGATCACCATTTTAAAGATTTGAAGATTTCTATTTGCACAGGTGATTATCGCATAACTGAAGATCGCAAAAAAGAGTTGGCTGCGGCAAATTTAATCTTGATGACAAGCGAAATGCTTAGTCATAGATGTCGCAACCATAAATCAGAGGGAAATAGATTTCTTTCTGAAGTTGGGACTTTGGTTGTTGATGAATTTCATCTTATAGGAGTCGATGGCAGAGGGGATCACTTAGAAGCAGCATTGATGAAATTTACAGAAGTCAATCCAAACATTAGACTTGTGTTTTTATCTGCTACGATGCCAAATGTGGATCAAATTGGGGAATGGGTAAGTTACGAATTAACAAAAAAAGAAACATATTTAATTGAATCTTCCTATCGGCCTTGTCCTTTAACTATCCATTATGAGAAATGCTATGATGGTGATAAAAAATATGAGGACAGAGAGCTTCAGAAGGTCGCTCATGCCCTACAGATCGTAGAAGACTACCCAGATGACAAGTTCCTTGTGTTTTCTCATACCAAGCGAACTGGGCGACATATGAAGACGGCTCTTGAGCGTGCAGGGATTAATTGTGGGTATCATAATGCGGATTTGACAAAAGCTAAAAGACTCAAATTAGAGAGGGACTTTAAGGAAGATCCAGACCTTAGAGTTTTGGTTGCCACATCAACAGTAGCGTGGGGATTAAACTTACCGGCTCGTCGTGTTGTAATCTTGGGGGTTCATCGTGGTTTGAGCCAAGTAGAAAATTATGACATTCAACAAATGTCAGGTCGTGCTGGTCGCCCAAAATATGATCCGTCAGGGGATGTTTATATTTTAATTCCTGAGAGTCAGGCGGATCATTATGTAAAGAAATTAAATAGGAAACAAAATATTGAATCACAAATGCTTGACACTTTAGGTGGTCATCATAAAATAATGGCGTTTCATGTAGTAAGTGAAATCCATCATGGAAATATAAGAAATAAAGATGATTTTCGTGACTGGTACGCCAGAAGTCTGGCTGCATTTCAGTCGATGCAATTAGATGATGATGTTATTGATCAATTGGTTGATTTGTTGTTAAAAAAAGGAATTATTAGAGAGTATGAAGGAGAATATAAGGTCAATGCGGTAGGAAAGATATCCAGCATGTTTTATTTTGATCCTTTTGACGTTGCTGATCTTAGAAGGAATTTTTCTAGTATATTTGAAAATAATAGACAGGATAATGATTATGCAATTTCAATGGCTCTTGCTAGTGTGGAATCTTGTAGGCTTGGCATAGTTAGTAAAAATGAAGAAGAAGAAATGGTTTCTTTTTCTGCTCGTATAAGGAAAATGTTTGGGAACATTAAAAAGCCTGTCATAAAAGCAGCTTATGCATATCACCTTTTGCTTAAAGGCTTGCCCAGTCAGACCTTTAACCCATATATGAGAGGGCTTCAAATGGATTTTCCTCGTCTGGCAACGGTTTTAAAGTCGATTGATTCCATGAGTGCAAAATGGGATCAAAAAGAGTGGTTGGGGGATCTTCAAACCAGAGTTGTTTATGGGGTAGACGATTATTTGGTTGGCTTGTGCAATCTACCTCATATTGGAAAAGTTAGAGCAAATAAACTTTGGAATTCCAACATAAGATCTTATAGAGATATTGTTAATAAATCTTCTCTCGTAAGCAAAATTCTTAGATTAGATGATGATAAGACCGAAGATGTTATTCGAAAGGCGAAGTCTCTATATAAGTAATAATACTTCACATATAGATAGAGACTTCATATGCCGATTAAGGATTGTTTTAGTTGTTGTGAGTGTGATTGTTGTTCCATCGAATGCGAGGGAGTGTGCACATGGGTTTATCGATGCGAGGAATGTCAGTGCAACGGTAGTTGCGAATGGGTTTGGACACCATGCGGCGAGCCAATCCCAGAGTCAATCGGACTACTAAGTGAGTGTGAAGATGGCACATGGACACAAAACAGTACGTGCTCTCAGTGCCCTGGATGCTCATGTACACCGTTCGACTCATATACATGGGGCACACCTGGCGTTGATGTGCCAGATGCTGCGACCATTCCCCAGACGTATACCGGAACACCCGGATCAGCCGGTGGTTGTGGTGGTGGATATTACGTAGGCGTGCACGCAACGTCCCACTCTGATCCATACGTTCCCGGTGGGGAAGAAGATTGCTATTGGGAGCTTACATCTGATTGTGGGGAAAGTAATAATTCCGGTTGCCAATGTGCCAGCAGAACATGCGAATGGACGTGGGAAGTTTCTGAGGAAGAGTGCCATCAATGCTCATGTACTGTTGCCGAAGAGGTATGGGGCACACCTGGCGTTGATCCTGCACCCATCATCAACAATGAAATCAATGTTCAGACGTTTACCGGAACATGTGGTGGTGGCGGGGAATGTCAGTGCGACGGTAGTTGCGAATGGGTTTGGACACCATGCTACGGGCGGCCTAATTGTACCTATGGCACATGGGCACTCGACAGTACGTGCTATCCAATCATTACTCCTGCAACTTGGACTCAGACAAGTGATTGTGGTTGTGATAATTGTGATTGCCCCGAACCGTCAGGTCAGGGTTCTCCTATTCCTGGCGGACCTGTCGTGACGATGACAACTCATTGCTCTGGCACAGGTACATCGGGGGGTGCGGGGCCAACGGTTGATTGCGATTGTGATATTCCGATTGCAGTTCTCGGTTCGTGCGGCACCGGAACATGTGAATATACACACACGACCGACCCCGACACGGCGGTAGTGACTTATATCTTAGACAGCGACGACTGTGAACCTGGATGTGGTTGTCCAGATGCTGCCGACGTTTACGACACTAGCGCCCCCTGTCAGGATTCCAATGCTACTGGTTATGAAGATGGAGAAACAGCGACAACTCCTTGCTATGGTGGCGACTGCGACACATCTAATGCTTCTTGTTGTGGAAGCGGCGATTGCATGTATACCTGGAGTGGCGGTGCGTGGAATGTTGATACGGACACTTGCAGTGCAGCGTGCGAAGATCCAGATGTGCTATGTGAATGCCACGAGCCAACTTACCCTGGCGGAGTGGATAACGAAGCAGGCAACGGGACTTGTATGCCTGTCGCTACTACTGCGGCGTTATCTAATAGGACTTTTGGGCTTGTCAATAAGATTCCCCAGATTAGGAATAGTCGTGAGGGAATCAGGGATTCCTCAGTGGTTAAGGTCACCAGAAAAGGAGTTTCTAAAGTTTATTTGAATGTAAAAGCTATTAAAAGAAAAAGGCAAGCGATGGCCCGAAATGTAGCCGGTAGAAGACAGAGGATGAGATGAGTCGAAATATTAGGTGGGCTTATTTTGTTCTTTCTTTAATTTCTGGGATTGTCATTTATAATGAAATTTCAAAACCTGTTTACCCTGATAAATGTTTTATAAGTAAATTTCCCCTAATAAAACAATTGGATCAAATAAGTTGTGGTCCGGTTGCTGCTACTATGTTATTGAATTTTTATGGGGAAGAAGTAAAAGTATCTAAAGTTAAAAGCAAGACTAAAACTAAATGGTTTAGTTATAAAGGGGAAGAAGTTGGAATGACCTCGCCAGACTATATTGCTTCCGCTTTAAGTTATTATGGGGTTTATTCTGTTGTTAGAAAGAGTGATTTGGATCATGTTAAATCATATGTGTCGGAGAATCGTCCCCCTATATGTCTGATAAGGAGTTCCAATACTACGTGGCACTATGTTATTGTTGTGGGGTACAACGATGACGATGGTACCATTTCTTTAGCGGACCCAGCAGGCGGGTACATAATAATGATGTCTCAATATGATTTTGTTGAAGCTTGGAGCTTTAATCGTGATATGTTTGGAAGAAAGATACATCCCCCAGATTTTATTGGATGTTTGTTGAGACTGGCAGATGTCAGCAATTATACTTTAATTGTTCCAATGCATGCAAATGCTGCTGGATGAAAAGTCCTCTGAATAAATGCTCCAATTTTTAAATTTGTTTTTCATAAGCATGATGGTTGTTTTCATTAATGGGCTTACTTTCTGATTGTCTTTTATTTCCATCCAACTTTGCCATGAATGATAATCTTCTGTTGCTTTTTTTTCATTAAAATTTATCACGGGGACGTGGATACAGTGTATTTTTCCCCATGACCCTAATATGACCCCTAATTTGATTGCTGGCATGCACGATTCGTGCTTATTTTTTTTGTTATCAATAGTATATGATTTTGCTCGTTGTAGCCCTAATGTCTCCAAGAGGTCTATTGCATCTTCTAGTTCGCAATTTTTAATTTCTTTTGTGGGCAGTTCCATGTCCTTATTCATAAAGATTGAGTTTGGACTATTCACAGACTTTGGAAATAAAATAATGTATTCGGACATTCTTAAAATCTATATAAAATATTTTTATTATTAATAGATAATTAAAACAAAGGAGGTTTTATGTGTGATTGTAGTTGTGAGCATTGTGTGGAAGATTGTTGTTTGAATAACGAACACCCATGTTGTGATGAGTGCACTTGTTGCGAATAGAATAATTCATTTTTATTTTTATGCAACCCCATTTAAATCGGGGTTTCAATAAAAATTGGAGTATGTGTTCCCATATAAGCGGACACAACATTAAACTCCATCCATTCTATAGCCTCTTCATGTGACATGCTTTGGTTCATTAGTGTTTGGATGCATTTGTCGTAACTATAAGTCACGACTGGCGAGCTTCCTGCTCCTGCTTTTCTGCAAATGCCTATAATGGCATCATCAAATCCGTCTGCAAATAAGGCTTCTGGATTTTCTTCTTCCATTATTTCTTCCATTATATCTTTTATTTCATTCATTTTTTTCTTCTCCGAAAAATCCTTTGGGGTATTCCATTTTTACAACTCCATTATTATTTGTTTTTTCTCCTGTTTCAGCATCTTCCGTCCACCATCTTACTTGTTGAATTTCGATTCCTAATTCCTCCATGTGACACTTATCTTCGGGAGAGACAGGCATATTATATCGCTCTCCTTCGTGCAAAACGGTTATTTTGCATCTTTGTTCGGAGGATTCGTATAATCTACAATTACCGCAAATTTTCTTAATTTTATTCATCTTGAATAATGATAGTATATTTAATATCCTTTATCAATGGTTTAATTTTATAGGTAGCAATGACATTAATATCCTTTATGGTTTTTGATTTCATAGGGAGCAATGAGTTATGGTAAATATTGTAGGGTTTGCAGGCCAGATGCAGAATGGAAAGGATACAGCGGCAGATTATCTGTTTGAAAAAATTAAATTTAAATGGGCGGATGTAGAGCGAGCGTCTTTTGCTGACAATGTTAAACGAATATTTTGTGAGACTTTTAATGTAGATCGCTCTTTTGTGGAAGAGTGGAAAACAAAGTCAGAAATTCCTGAAGGTTTTGATTTGCCGGTGAGACAGGGCTTGCAGCAGATCGGTGATGGGTTTAGAAAAATTCAGGGCAAAATTTGGATAGAACTTGCTTTTAGAGATAGGGTAAGATCTGCAATATTTTCTGATGTAAGATATATTAATGAGCTTAAAAAGATTAAAAAAGTTGGGGGAACAACGGTGTTGGTGTGGAGGCCAGGTCACGAGAATGAGGACCCTAATGGTTCTGAAGCTCAAATAAGGCCATTGGTAGATTGGTTTGCATTACACCCGTGTTCGACCCCTGCCCCCTTTCTGTCGCCAGAGGGTGCTGAGTATGTTGACCATTTTTTAGTAAATGATGGATCGATAGAGGATTTGTATAGCAAAGTGGACGATATTGTTTTGAGTTTATAATGAAAATCGCTGCAATAATACAAGCACATAATGACGATGATGTCGTCTTGGATACTATAGACTCTGTCAAGAGGTGGATGACCACGGATATTTTGACGGTGATGGATGGTGTATCTTGGGATGATCTTGATAAAGATAAATTTTCTTCATCTCATCTTGTTAGGGGGCTTAATCATGGTCTTCCTAATAATCCTTATCGTAATGTTTTTTTTGGTTTGAAACAGGTATATGATAAATGGCCTGATAAGGATTGGTATTGTTATTTAGAATATGATTGCTTAGTCACTTCTAATTCTTTTGAATCAGATTTGAAAAAAGCTGAAAAATCGAATTATTGGGTGCTGGGCACAGATCTTAGGATGAAGAAGTGCAAGTTCCCTTTTGTAGAAAAAATAATTGATAAGAAATTTAATGAAACTTTTTATATTCTTGGATGTTTTTATTTTTTACACAGAGACTATCTTTCTGCTCTTAATGATTTGAATTTTTTTGATAAATTTTTAAGTTTGACGAACCATTTTTCTAATGGGTTTTTCCCTATGGGTGCAGGAGGAGGACTATCTGGGAAGCTTGGTCAATTCCCACGACCGCACCCGCATGATGCTCAGAACATGGCAGGTGTCTTTGATCTTTCAGAAGAATTGATACCGACTTTGGCTTATTATTTAGGGGGCAAAATTGGTTCTTTATCTTTTTGGGGGGATGGATCTACTCATCCCCACAATTCTGTTGCGGGGGTCAATGGAATGCCAACAACCAGTCAGACGGCAACTCATAATTCTTTGGGATGGTATGGGAATTATAGAAAATACCCAGTTAGGTGGAAACCAGACTTAAATGAGAATGAGAATTTTATTGAGTCTGCAATAATGCATCCTTTGAAAACCTATGATCATCCGATACGCCAGTATCATAGACATATGCGAGATTCTGCCTTAGTTGCAGCATGTTCGGAATATGTGGATGCAAAAATTTATCCTTCTTTAATAGACATTAATTGGTTCCATCAAAATGGTGTTTTTAATGTAAACGTAAAAGATGAAATCGGACGATTGTGGAACATCACATCGGATGATGGGAAGGGGGTGACTGGGATTTCAATGTCTGGTCCGTTTGATTTTTCTTTTTAATTTTCCGATTCCCACTTCTGTCATTACAACAAATTCCCATCCACGATGTTTGCAATAATCATTGCATGCGGTCCATTTGGAATGATTAACATCCAGCATTGTCTGGGATGCGGGTTTAATTTCCCATATTTCTATTCGGCCATCGGAAAATTTAACAGATAAATCAGGAGTATACTTTCTTTGTTTTCCTTTATGAACGTATGGAACTTTGAATGGCTCAACATCATATGCTAGAACTTCTGAGATTAATTCTAGACATCCATACACGTCGCACTCATATCCAGACCTATAGTGCATTTCTTTTCCTCCCATTTTTTTTGAAGTAAAGAAACCTTCTCTGAACACTGGTTTTCTGGTTTTGGGCTTTGCTCCTTTTTTCTTATGGTCTTTCCATATCATTGCTTTCATTTGGCCTTTTTTGGGCATAGTTTCGTGAGGATGTTTTGCTTTGAAATGCATTCTTATATCTCTCACTGGGGCTTTACATCGTTCAAGAGAGCAAATTACATACTCTCTTCCTTCCTCGTGCGATTCTAGTATGTGAGTTTTGAATAAATCAAAATCTTGGAACATTATTCCACATACAAAGCACTGGTATTTTCTTTTGTCTTTGTTGGAATTATCGAAGGGGAGGGTCATTCGCTGAGTTTTTCTTTTATTTCTTTAATGTCAATTATTTTCATTTTATCAACATCTTCTTCCGAAAATGTCTTTTCTAGTTTTGACGTAGAGTCGTCTTCCGCATGTCTGTCAATTAGTCTTTTTATGTTAATTGCTGAAAACGTAGGTTTTTCGTCAAGGCTTAATGGAGGGCCTTTATCTGATTTATCTTTCATTCTTGCAAACATGACACGATTTTCTTCTGTTCCGCCATAGATATTTTTGCCTTTTTTGAAAAAGAATATTAAGTCTTGGCTCTTTACAAGTTCGTCTATTTTGCTTTCTTTTAGACATATATCCATAAAATTTCTAAAACTATAAAAACGTGTAGACTTCATTATGATTTTCCTTTATTAAGATCTGTATAATATATATTTAGAGCGAGGTAAAAAATGCAATTTAAAGAATGGTTTACAGAAGATGCTGATTTTGTCACATCACTTAGTGATGAGCTTAATATTCGTCCTAAAGATTTAAAAAATATTATTGTTGCTAATTTCACGTTGAATGGTAAGAGTTATAATTTGGCTTCCATTGATGTTGAATTAGTTAAGAATGGCGCATTGATTAAGATAAATAGTGATAAGCATCCTCATTTGGCACAGAAAATAGTGAAAAATGGCAAGCGAACTAGCCAGCCAGATAAAGATACGCACTTTGTTGACAAAGACACCCTCACGAAAATTCTTATGCAAGGGTATGAGCAAGCAGGCGAAGCGCCAGTTTGAAATGAAATCATTTTCGAATTGGCTGGTAGGAAAAGAAAACATAGGCCCTGATAGGCATTGGAGTATTTGAAATGAATTTTAAAAAGTGGTTTTGCGACATTGAGGAAGTGGCTACTACTACGGCTAGCGTTGCTGGATTTATGAGAAGAGTTGGTTCTCCGACAAGACGAAAGTGGCCGGGCCTAACAGAAGATCCTTTTTTTAAGAAAAAGAAGAAAAAAGGATGTAAGTCTTATGGTGCTGAAGCCCCCGCCAAGGGAATGGGCGGGAGTTGCCAGTTGCAAGAGTTTGATGGAAATTTTGTAAGTAATTCTTATGAGCCTTCTGTAGGGGATGAGATTGTCAATAACAACCCTAAATGCAAGCATTATAAAAGTCGGGGAATTGTTTTAAAAATTAATATTCTTCCTAAGGACAATGGTAAAACTGCTACATATTCTTGCACTAATAATGGCCCATTGTGGGAAAAAGACGATCTTCTTACTAAAACCATGGATCAATTAATGCCAGCAGAGTCAACTTGCGAAGATTAGTTTAATGAATTTTAAAAAATGGTTATTTGATATTAATAAAACTTGATCTTATATTTTTATTTTGTTAAAATCATTCAAGGCAATTATAACGGGAGCCTTGAGATGTCTTATATTTTAAAATCGTATGACGATGCTCTTGAAAACATTTTGAGTAATGGGGTCAAGAAGGTTAACCGTACCGGGATTGAAACAGTCGCAGTGTTTGGCCTGCAATCTCGTTATTTAATTAAAGACCAATTCCCTCTTTTGACGGGCAGGAAAGTTTGGCCCAAGTCGATATTCGCTGAGTTGCTTTGGTTTCTTTCTGGTTCAACTTTAAATAGCGATCTACAAAAATTAGAATCTAACATATGGACTCCGTGGGTGGATGAAGATTTTGAAAGAAAAAATGGATATGTTGAAGGAGCATTTGGCCCGGTGTATGGGTTCCAATTACGTCATTTTGGCGGGGAATATGCCAATGGAGATGTTGGCAATCCTAATTATGGAAAGGGCGGATTCGATCAACTTAGTTGGATGGTGAATAGAATAAAAGAAAATCCTGATTGTAGAAGAATATTATTTTCATTATGGAACCCAAGTCAAATGGGCGGAATGAGACTTCCTCCTTGTCATTATACATTTCAAATATTTACTCATGAAAACAGAATGAGCGGGATGTTAACTCAAAGGAGTTGTGATTTCCCTGTCGGAGTTCCTGCTAACATTCAATTTTACAGTGCTTTAATTTATATGTTGGCACAACAAACAGGATTTGAGCCTTATGAATTTGTCCATTCAACTGTGGACAGTCATATTTATGTAGATCAGATTCCTGCTGTTGAGGAGTATTTGTCTAGAACCAAACCACATTCTCCTAGGTTGGCGTTGAATAAGGCAAAAGATATTTTTTCCTATTCTTTAGAAGATTTTGGTATTGTGGACTATAATCCCGAATCTAAAATCCCAATGCCGGTGGCCGTTTGATGATTTATATTGTAGAAGAAATCGTCCCCGTTAAAAAATTCTATGTTGTTGAATCTGAAGGAAAACCTGATTTAAGTGATGGCTCAAATAGTGATGAATTTATGTATCTTGATTCATGGGACGAGGAAAATTGGGATAAGGCGAAATATAAATCCAGAAAGCCAACGGATAAAGAATTAGATGATTATTCTTTTAAAAAAAGGCTATCTTGGATAGAGCAAATGAAAGCTCCTGCTCCTGAACCCGAACCGAAAAGAAAACGGAGCCGTCGTAAGAAATGATAACAATATTAGTTGCATATGATCAAAATAGAGTTATTGGCAACAAAGGGGGAATCCCGTGGGATATTCCCAGAGACTGGCAGCTTTTTAAAAAAAGAACAGTTAACAATGTGGTTATCATGGGCAGGAAGACATGGGAATCTCTTCCTGTTAGACCATTGCCAGGTCGCACTAATATAGTTGTTTCTAAATCTATGGACGCAGGGGATGAAATTAGTTCTGGAGGGGCATTTTTTAATGGAATGCGACCTCTTTATGTTAAACGCAATTTGGAAGAAGCTGTTTTATTCGCCAGAAATTTAGCGGCGAGATCTGCTCCCCAAAAAGAAGTTTTTGTAATCGGAGGGGGATTTGTTTATAAAGAGTCTCTTGAAATGGGCATAGTGGATAGGATTATTGCCACTAAGGTGAAAGGGAATTATGAAGGAGACGTATATTTCCCTGAGTTAAACGATAACTGGCAACCAGAAAATCTGGTTGCCAGTTACAAGGAATTTGATGTTGTTGAATTTAGTAGGATTTAACTATAATAATGTAACACCATTTCTTTTCTCCGGGACCGGCATCTCTAATGTTTAGATGTCGGTCTTTTTATATATCTACATATGGGTCGATTTTTATGAAGGCAATTGGTTTGTTGAATAATTCTTTTTCCACACTGTTGCTGTCGTCGTAGTGTTTTTTGGAATTAAGTTTTTTTAAGGTGGGCCATTTTGGTTTCATGTTTGTGCAAATTATTTTTTCTACTGGGAGGTTAAATTTTGTTATAAATTTTTCAATATGTGGTTTATGTTTTTGATATCTTTTTGTAACTATTATTATTCTATTTTTTTTAGAATCGTCTCTTAGACATTGATGCATTTCTTTGAAAGGAATCCATTCATCCCATTTTGTGTAGCTAATTGGACCAGTTTGCTTGACCGGCTTCATGCTTTTGTGTAGAACGCCATCAAAGTCATATGTTATTGTTGGTTTTAATTTCATCATCATTTTATTTATATTACTAACTTATTTTTATGAACATTATTGATTTTATCTCATTGGTTGAAAAGAAGAAACCAAGAATTTCTGTAGTTGGAGATTCTATTGTAGATGAGTATTATCAGGTGCAAGCGGACAGGATAAGTCCTGAATTCCCAATACCAGTCATGACATCCCCTGATTCTAATTCTTTTAAGAGTTTGCCTGGGGGAGCAGCAAATGTAGTTTATCAATTTAGTCATTTTAATGTAGATGTAAAATTTTTCAGTTTAGTTGGAAGATATTCTAAGGAAATATTTAGGGATTATAATATTGATATGTCGTATTGTATTGAATTTGACGACCAATCAGTTGAAGTCCCTATAAAAAGAAGATTTTATGATGGGGATTTTCCTTTAAGTAGATGGGATGTAGAATCTGAAAATTATAGTTTGGCAGGTTCAGAGTTGGTTGATCACCAAAATAGAATCTTTCATCATGTTTGTAATTCTAATAGAGGCGTGCCAAAGTCGGTGGTGATTTTTTCAGATTATGACAAAGGGGTTTTTAGTGGTGTGGAGGAGAGTTTTGTTCCTCTTGATGTGGGGATCACTATTGTTGATCCTAAAAAAGGCCCAATAGAAAAGTGGATTGGGTGTTCTATTTTTAAGCCCAATGCTAAGGAGGCTTTTAATTTAAGTGGGATTCGTGATTGGAAGGAACAATGTAAATGGTTTCAGGATATTCTTGGGTGCGAGAGTGTTGTGATTACTCATGGTGGCGATGGGGTTAAGGGTTTGGTGGGTAAAGATTATTTTGATATTGTTGGAAAATGTTCATTGGTCAATAGTGTTATAGGAGCAGGCGATTGTTTCACGGCTTTTTTAGCTATGGGGATTTCATGCGGACTAAGTGTTATAGAATCATCATCTATCGCTTATGAGGCCAGTACTTTTTATGTTTCTAGGAAGTATAATGAGCCACTTTCTAGGTTCGATTTTTGTGGCAAATTTGTTAATATTGAAGAGTTGAATGATAGAAATTTTAAATTGGTATTTACTAATGGGTGCTTTGATTTAATCCACAGAGGCCATTTAGAGCTTTTAAAATATGCTAAGTCTTTGGGAGATAAATTGGTTGTTGCTGTGAACAGTGACTCAAGTGTTAAGAAGTTAAAGGGAAACTCTCGTCCGATTAACAATTTAATTGATAGAATGGAAGTGTTATCTGGCTTGGAAGTAGTAGATTATGTTGTATCATTTGATGACATTACGCCTTATGGGGTCATTAAGGAAATATCTCCTGATATTCTCGTAAAGGGGTCAGACTGGTCTGGAAATATAGTAGGTTCGGATCTGGTCTCAGAGGTTAAGGAATTTAAGTTGGTGGAAGATTTATCGACAACTTTAGTTATAGATAGAATAAAGAAAAGCTCTTGAAAAAGGAAGAATAATGAAATTAAATGAAATTAAAAGTGCTGTTGATGGTCTTTCTTTAGATGAAATTAATGAATTAAAAGCTCATATGGATTTTTCTGAGATTAAAGAATTAGTTAAATCTCCGCTTTGGCCTTCTGCCGTACCTGAGGAGTTAATATGTAAAGCGGAGTCGGAAGAGGACAAACAGGAGAGAGCAGAGGGTATAATTTATTTAATGATTAATGAGGACTTAAGTAATAAAAGGTTTCTTGACTTTGGATGTGGTGAAGGCCATGTCGTGTTTCAAGCTGCTAAAAACAATGTTGAGAAATCAGTTGGATATGATCCCCATTCTTCTTTGCCTGACTCAGACGATAAATGTTATTTTTCTAATGACTTTGAAAAAGTTCGTGAGCAAGGGCCTTTTGATATTGTTCTTATGTATGATGTTTTGGACCATTTAGACGGGATTGATAGTAGTGTTGACGATGCTGAGATGGGTCATCGCATGGCGAAAGTTTTATCTCAAGTCAAGTTGGTTACCCATGAAAATTCTAAGATATATTTAAGATGTCATCCTTGGTGTTCTCGTCATGGTGGGCATTTGTACAATTCTTTAAATAAGGCTTTTGCTCATGTTGTTTTCTCTAAATCCGAGTTAGAGGATATGGGATATGAAGTTGAAGGTGTTGCCAAAGTTACTTTCCCACGAGCCACGTATGACGCAGCGATTGAAAATGCTGGGCTGAAGGCTATTTCTCAAGATATAATTCAAACTAAAGCAGAAGGTTTTTTCAAGGAAGGTTTGATTGCGGAAAGAATTGTTTCACATTGGCCAGAAGACAAGAATAAATTCCCAGATTATCAAGTTTCGCAAGATTTTTTAGATTATATTTTGAGTCATTGATCTCCTGTCGATCCTGTTGGTTTGTCCTCTTCGATTCCTGTGAGTTTATAGACATTAAATCCTTCCCATAGAGTTCCTAACCATTCCCCTTGTTTGGTTTTTGTAAATTGTCCAAGGGGAATGCCGCACTCATCAACTAACATTAGTTCTTTTAATTCTTTATTGTACATCCAATTGCAAAACCATGTATTTATTGCTGACATTCTTTCGGCACTTGGTGTGGCTGTCATCCTGGCAGAATATTCTTCATTAAATTTTAATTCATTTGAGTTTAAGTCTAATGTTCCGATTTCAAATGGTGCGGTGTATCCCATCCCTAGCAGTCCTGATTGTTGTATTACTTTATGCTTCATGTGTGGTGGATTATCATATGCTTTTAATTTTTCTCTCATAAAGCTATACGAAGCTTCATTTTTATCATAAGCAACTTCATGTACGTGATGTATGTCTCCTCCAAAGCACGACAATCTACATACCTTAGCTTCTCTGTCTAACCAGGGGACATCCCGTGGACGTTCTCCGGCAATGTGTGCGCCACATCCAAAACATCTGTCGCACACCTCTACTGGGTAGCTTGCCCTGCTTTCAAATATTGTTTTTGATTCTTTATTTGATAATATTTTATTCATCGTTGCATGAGAAACTACACAGCATTCGTGTTCATGTCTTATTTCTTCTATTACGTTTGGGGGGTATTTTAAATCTGCTAATATTTTTCTTTCAATGATACCATCCCAGAGGTGGTGCAAATATGTTGTAAAATAATTACTTTTGGACACGTCGAATTTTGATAGTTCAGCCATAAGACCTTCAATGTTTGTAATACTATCATCGTCTATTCTCATGTACCAATCTGCATTTAACTCATTTGGATCTTGCTTTGCAAAGAAATTATATATTTTCGAGGCAGGATGGTCGTTGAAATGCCGCACAGTGGTTATGTCTATATTTTCGGCCCATCCCTCTTTTATATCTGGTATTTGTTCCGTTCCAGTTAAGAGGATCAACTTTATTTTTACATTTTCGGAGTTTAAAAGACCATACTTTTTGAAGTGAAACAATCTTCCGCCAAATATTCCCTTGCCGGAAATTGGCATTAATACTTCTAAATCATATTTGTTTTTTGGCATTTCATTTCTTTCTATTATGTTTGTTTTAGGAAATATCCGTATTGAGTTCCTATTTTAATTAATTCTTTTTTTATGCTTGGGTGGAAGTCATTTAATTGGATTTTTATATCTTTCCTTTTTCTTGAATTTCTTTTTGTATTATCATAATAGGATTTATTTTTTGTGTTTAAAAAATTCATTAAAACTTCTGGAGATTTTTCTACTTGTACAAATAAATCTATTTTATTGGATTTTTCTATCATTCTGTTCCATTCAATATAATACACTGCCCCTCGATCTATTGGGTTTAATTTTTTTGAGAGGAGAGGTAGGTTTTTATATATGAATTGTTGAGGTGCGTCTATTGCATCGCTCTTTGTGGGAGCGGAAGTTTTATGAAAATAATTAAAGTCTTCCACAAAGGACGATATGACGTTTAAGGGGTGCCGGACAACATGGATTATTTTTGTGTTTTTTAATAGATTATGATTTAAAAATGGTGCTGAAAAGTAACTAGAATCTGCGATGATTTCTGATTCTTCAACCCATGGCGGGTGTTTAGCAGGCTTTCCCTTGGTATCTCTTGATGGCTGCATTGACACTTTGCTGAGTTGTGGTTTGATTCTTTTTGTTATTACTTTTTCAAATGTTTTTTCTACATGAGAAGCTTCTTTTGAGTTTTCTGGCATTTGAAAGAAGCTTTCGTGTCCGCATGGAATTCCTAGACTGGTCAGCAGTTCGGCCATATAGACGGTTCCACATCGCCCTGTTCCGGTTACTAAAAAATCAAGTTTTTGTTTATCGGTTTTCATAAGTAGCTTTCTCTCTTTAGTATATGACTAAGAAGTACTCCAAAAAAATGATTAAAAAGCTCTTTGATGGGAAATGTTATTTTTGTGAGGAAGATGATTATGACCTTCTTGACACACATAGAATTGTGCCAGGATCTGAGGGAGGGAGATATACTCGCCACAACTCGCTCACAGTTTGTTGCAAATGCCATAGGAAAATACATAGTGATAAGATAAAAATTGTTGGCAAGCACTTTTCTACAACTGGGCAACATGTTTTGAATTTTATTGATGAAAATGATGTTGAGAGATGGAAGTAGTATGAAGTCTTATACTTTGCACAATAAAGATTTAGGAATTAATTTAGAACACCCCAGTGTTGGTTTGTGGTTTACTACTGATATTAATGAGGCAAATGAAATGCTTGAAGCTTGCCATGAATACTTAGTTTCTATAAACGCTTCTGAAATGACTGAAAACTTTATAATAGTTGAAGTAGAAACTGAAAAATAAGTAAAAATCTAATTGCTTTCTATAATAAGGCATGGTTACTTCGACTGGAAAGGGTTTGAATGTTCTGATTAGGGCTGAATATTCTTTTTCTTCAAATTGGATGTCTTTTGGAAGTTGGTATTCTGTTCAAAAGAATTTACCTGATGCCAATGTTGCGATTGTTTGCGATGGGGTTTCTGAGTTGAATAATATCAGCGGTTGTTTTGTGTGGACTGGTAAGTTTGGCGTAAATGTTTTTAAGTGTGAGAATTTTGATGATTTTTTTATTAAGTTGTTCGATAGAAAGAATTGTAACTTATTTGATCTTCCTCTTTTGATTTTAGATAAGGGGGTTATAGTTGTAGACGAACTTTCTAGTTCTGTTTTAGATTGTTTTAATGAGGAAAACATTTTGTCTGATGATTTTGTTATGTTTTTAAAAGATAAAAGTTTGAAAAAAGATTTTTTAAATAGAAAATTTAAAGATTTTAGGTTTTCCGCAGATGTGGAAAGCGATGTGGATTCTTGTTTCGTTTCTTTTGGAGAAAATTTTGTTCCGCACGAATGGATACATAGTAATAAAGTAGGGTTTTATGAAGATGTTTGCCCCAGCAACTTTAATGAAACGAAAGTTTGGGACATTTGGAGCCAAGCAAGAGGGGCCTTCTCGGTTGTTTAGGATAAATGATGCGTAATTTTTTTAACGATTTTGACAATGATAATGACGAAGATGAATTGGAGTTTTTTATCCCACAAGGAGAAGAAGGCATTCCTTTAGATAGGTTGGTTGTGGACTTGTTTCAAAATGGTTTAGATACTTATAATTTGAAGATGCTGGAGTTATCTGTTGAAATATCCAGCAAGTCGTTTTTCTGGAGATTTAAATCTGTAGAAAAAAAGCTTAAAATGATTATCACGATTTACAAAAGTTTAAGTTTTATCATGAATGAGGATTCTATTGAGAATGAGGAGTAATA